ACTTGTTAAGGCAATACCTGTATTACCTTCAGTACCATCATTATTAGTAATGTTAATACCATTACCTGCAGAAAAACTTCTTTTATAAACATCAGTACCTGAAACAACTACATAACCAGCACCACCTGTAATGTCAACAATTGCATTTAAAGACGATACAGTTGCAGTTAGATTTACACCACCTATTGCAAAAGTACCATTAACATTTAATGTAGAGTTGTTGAGTTGTAAAGGTGAGTCTGCATTGTCACCTGACTGAATAGTCCTTAGAGTTGTAGTAATTCCTTCATTAGCTGAAGTCTTTACTTGCATTAATCGCTTATATGAATTTGATATTTCTTGTCCAGTTAAATCAGGCATTTCTGTTACTCACTAAGTTCCAAAATTGGGACGTTGCTTCCCAGTTAGTATTTTGATTTTCCCAAGTAGTCAAAGCTTCATTTTGAGTAGGTCTTGGGTTTCTAATCGTCTCGTCATCTTTTACATTAGGTGCTTTATTTTGTGGATGATTATTTTCATCATAAGCACCATCAAAATCAGTAGGGCAAACTAATAAGCCATAAGAGTTTAACTTCATAACATTATGAGGATAAACAAATCCACATATATCACATACTGCTCTTGCTCTTTTACCTACTGCCATTATATTACACCCATCTTAGGTGTAATGTAAAGTGATGCACGTTCTTTATCTTCAGTCATTGCAAAACCAAGTCTTTCTTCGTACTCAGCTTTTAAAAACTTTGCTCTTGCTTCAGATATACCTGGTCTTTTTAATGACATATAATATGCTAGACCAGTTGTTAATGCAGGTAAAAATCTTCTAGGCATATCTGCATTTTGTATTGCAGATTTATTTACGTCCTGCATATAATCAATCTTTTCAATTTTTAATTTATCAGTATTAACATCTGATAATGACCATAGATATAATTGTACATTATCACTAAATCTTTTAACTGAATATTGTGAAGGTCTACCTGTTTGTCCTTTATTAGGAATTTTTAAATATTCTTCATACGATATACGAGTCATTTCTAAATCTGTATTATCTCTATTCACAACAACTTGCATTATGTCACTTACATGACTACCTAAACTTACTTGAGACGTACTCGCAGCAATACTCACAATAGTTGTATTTGTTGTCCATAAACAAACACCTCTATTCTGCCAGTCATTTAAAATAAGATTAATTGAACGTCTAGCACTTCTAGGTTCTTCACCAAGAGTTACTTCACCACCAATCATCTCAGTAGCTTCCTGTATAACGTCACCTATTTCTAAATTAAAGTCATAAGTGCCTGACGTATTATTTGTTGCCATTTAACTTCCTTGTCTAGCTTTACCATATCCACGATAACTTTTTAAAGAACCACCCATATATTTTTTTACTGGCTCTTCAATATCATAACCAAGCTCCTTTATTAAATCACCTATAGCATCTTTTTTAGGTGGTTTAGGTTTAGCCTTAACTTCTGGTTTTTCTTTAGTTTTTACAAATGTAAGTCCTGCTCCAAGTTCTTCAATAGGTAACTTAGCATTTTTTTCTTTCATCTTTTTTACTTGCTCTTTAGTATATGTAACATTTTCTAACATATCTAAAATATCTTTTTCCTCTTTTTTATTTTCCATATTACCTACTCCTTCTTCCTTGTTTAAGTTTTTTTATACGTTTACGACCAGGTTTCATTATCTGTTGTGGTATTGAACTTCTACTAATAACCATTATAATTTGTCCTTATATAGACTTTTAATAAATGCAGTACCATCACTTATTTTACCACCTTTTTTAAAACTTATATTATATTTTTTTTGTATCTTTTTTTGTATATCTGGTACATAATCTCCTTTATAATCATCAAAATCGTAATCAAATCTTTTCATATCTTCTCTTATGCTTTCATTTTTAAAATTTTTAGCATCTTGAACTTCTTTAATAATTTTTTCTTTTTCTTTCTTACTAACTTTTTTCTTTTTTCTTTTTAACATATCTTCAACTAATACTCTAGCTGAAGGTATTGCTCTTTTTAATCCTTCTTCAATAATTTTTTTCTTCATTAGTTACTCCCATCTACTACTGTGTTATCTGCTCCTGCAGGACTTGCAGGTCTTGTCATATCGTCACGTCTAAATCTTCTGGCTCTGTTTCTTACAGTCTGTATTGAAGTTTGATATCGTTGTTCAAACATAGGTACAATCTGAAAGTTCTTCATAAAGATGTACGACTCTACCATACAGGCATTAAACAATGCGTCATAACAAAACTGTGTAAAATAATTATCAGGTGAAGCTGACGTTAATGTTGTTGGTCTAGTTACATGTACTACTTCACCATTACTTGTTGATGAAGGTGTAGGTGCAATCATTATTGTTGTATTATCTTTATGTGCATAATACTTTGGCTCACCTGTTGAAGCTGACACTGACCAGTAATCTCTTAAATATTCATCAGTCTTTACTAGTATACTTGTCTTTGCTCCATTAATATCTACATTAAAATTCTTTACTATTCTTGTACCAGTTGGTAATGTAACAATATTATTACCTTGTGATACTGCTACTGATGTATAGGTTACTAAACCATAATCATCTAATTCATCTGTTAATCTTTCCTCTGCTCTATTAACAATGTTAGGTATTTGGTCTAAGAACTCTTGAGCATCATTCTCAGTTGTATTTACTATCTCTGTTGTTAACGTTGTAAAATTTGCCATCTAACATTTCCACCTTCTACGAGCTGCACAAATTCTTTTCTTTGGAGTTTTCTTACAGCTTATGTTATGCATCTTAGCTTGTCCTGCTGAACGAGCACAAAATGATTTTCTTCTCTTTGCTCTTTTTCCTGTAGGCTTTGATTCTGTTACTGCAGTCTTTAATTTAGAACCTGGGTTTGCTCTACGATAAGCAGCAACACCCTTCTTTGTCATACCTGCACCTTTGCTAGTGGGTAAAAAATTACCTGACTTTACACTAGTTTTAATTCCCATTCCTTTAGATTTCTTTTTAGCTTTTCTAGCCATTCCATCTATCCAATATAAATTGTAGCATAGACACTTGGAGTTACACTTACTGTAACATCATCTTCACATCTAATACCTTCATCTGCTAAATAAGTATCAAGTGTACCATTTGCAGGTAATACAATTCTAACTCTTGAAGTAGTACCATTTTTAATTTCAAAAGCACCTACTACATCTTTAATATTAGCAACATTAAAACCTCTTATTCTTGTACCAAAAGAACGAACAGTAGACGTTGCTGCTGCTGTAGTAATTGCTGAATATTCTATTGCTGTTAAGTTTGTCATTTATAATTCCTTCTATATAAAGTATAAAGGGTCTCTAATGAGACCCCTTATATAATTTGGATTAGGCTCCTTGAGAACCATAAAATCCTCTCCAGTCAGAAACACCAAAAGAGTATCTCTCTCTTGCTTTAAATCTGACGTTACCAGTATCAAAATCTGGTTCCATTTTAGTTTGTAGAGGAACTCTAACAAACATTTTAGTACCATTAGGTACGTCAGTTTTAATGAAGTAATCGTTGGAATTTGTAAACCTTCTGTTTACATAATATCCATCAGGAATTACTCCCATGTTTCTGATTGCATTAATGTCATTGTTTGCAGACCCAACTTTACCTGGAGAAGCTAGAAGCCTATCAGCAGTAAATTTTAGGTCAGATGGGATATGTAAAGATACAGCTTGTGCACCAATTAAGATACCTCTGTCATCTTTAGTTCCATCAATTGCGATTAATGCAGTTTCCAAAGCTGCTTCAGCTAAATCTGCTGCAGCTAATAGGTTACTTTGTGTGCCACCACCAACAACAGGGTGAGAAGCAGAGAAGAATGCTTGACCATCTCCAATTGCAGTGTCACCAGCAGTAAAACCTTGGTTAAAGATTGTAGCTGCTTTTACTTGTTTAGTGTTAGCCATTGCTCTTGCTAGTGCACGAGAACGAACTTTAGCGAAAGTATCATATAGATTATCTTCCATTGCTTCTTCAGTAATTGAAAAAGCTAAAGCCACTGTTTCGTGGTTATATCTAGCTGTGAACGATTCTTGTGCGTCATCAAAAGAAACAGCAGCACCTTCAGATTTTACTGGAGCTGTGCCAAATCCTGTGAATAACACTTCTTCTTCAAAAGACCTATCTGAGTTTTCAGTTTCAAATAGGGGTGTATGTTCGTCATTAACATCACCATACTCAACACCAAATACAGCATTAAGTCCTGGAAGAAGTTGTTTAGCAATACTTGCTCTATTTATAGCCATATTATTTCTCCTTCTATGTTATGCTGTTGCCTGACGTTTCATCCAGTGTTGGACGATTTTGACTTCAAGTTTAGGGAATGCACCATCAGTACCTGATAAGGCATTGCCTGGTTCATCAATTACTGCTATAGGTCTTACAGCTTTAGTAGTTGTTGCTCTACTTGCAGCTTTAATACCAAAACCTGAATTACCAGTAATCGTGCTACCACTACCTAAAGTCACAGCAAAGTTTTGTGATTGAATATCACCTGCAGTAACTGATGCATCTGCTTGAATCATAAAAGACGCATAAGGGTCATCAGCAACAAATCCTACTGGGTTACCAATAGCACTTGAAGTGTTTGCAGGAAAGTAACGACTGAACGTAGGTTGTTTTGAAGTGGGGTCTGTGTATTCACATCCCATAAAAACACCTACTGCATAGTCAGTTGTTGTTGCTACTGGTGTAATATTACCAGCAGAAATTGTTACGAGGTCTCCATGAAAGATATTGGAAGCTAGTCCATTAGCAATATTATACTGAGATTGAGCAGTAGAATTGTAATTAGAACCAACTTTTCTTAAAGGGACCATTCCAAATAATGCTTTACTTGCACTCATTTGTTATCTCCTTCGTAAGTATTATTAATATATGTTACAAACTATCTTTGAAAACGAGGTTCACGACCTTTTGTAACTGTTGATTTACTTGAGTTAGTTATTGGCATACGAGAATCAGATTGAGCACGTAAAGTAGAATCTAATGAATCTTCTTGTTGTTGGTGCTTTTTTATATAATGCTCTTGCCTAGCTATCATTTTGTCTGTAGGCATTTTTGCTAATGCCACATCACCACTGGAAACGACTCCATTATATCTGCCACCTTCTTTAATAGCAGTTGTAGAACCTAGTTCAGGGACTTCATCAGGTGTAACAAATGTCCAACCTTCACGTTGTCTTTTACCAACATTTTTATAATCATCTTGTCCATTTAAATCTATTCTAATCCATCTTAATGACATACCTTGATTTGCAAATTTATCAGTTACAGATTGAGGTATATCTAATAGACCAGTATCTTCAAATGAATAATTTTCTTCTTTTGATGTTGCTTGTCTAGTTTCTTCATTACGTTTTATTTTATTAATAGCCATTTTTAACTCCTACGCATTTGTGTTGTTATTGTTGTATACTCTTCTCCAGTCTCTACTTTAGACTTTTCTTTCGCATACTTGTCTAGTGGTATATTCCATTTATTAGCTAATCTAACATCTTCTTGAGATAGTTTGATTTTCTTAGAAGCAGGAGTGCGAGATGTTCCTGCTACCACTTGGGAAGGACTTGACGTAGCCTTCTGACGAACTTGTTGAGTTTCCTGTTCAGATGTTTTAAACTTATTTGGAAATGCATCCTTTAATCTAACATCAACTTCTTTATAGAAGTCATCATCTGCTGGGTCAAAACCTTCATCTTTTAACTGAGCATCTAAAGCTAATGCTGCAGCAGTCATCATTTTGTCTTGACCAAACCACTCATTTTTTTCTGCCCATGCGACTGCTTTAGGGTCGTATTGGGGTTGTTGAGGTTGAGATTGTTGAACAGGCTGTTGTTTAACTGCGTTCTGGTAATTCTCGTAATCTTTTTCAAAATTTACCTTATTTGATTTTATATTATTTAAATTAATCTGTGCTTCATTTAAAGCTTCTTGTGCTTTTAATAATTGATTTTTGTCATCTTTTTCAAAAGCATCTAAGTAGTTTTGTTTAGCAAGATTAAGTTGATTCTCTAAACTTTTTTCTTGAGACTCAATACTTGTTTTAGTTAAATCAAATTGATTACTTTGGTTTGTAGTAAGTCTTTTTTCTAGTTCTTGTTTATCAGCTAAAAGTCTGGCAACTTCTTCTTCCTTTTCTTTTCTTTGACGAACTAACTGACGTATTCTTTTTTGTGCTCTTTCAGACTCAATGTCTTTTGCTTCATCAGGTTGTTCCTCTGGTTGAGTATCTTCCTTCGTTTCAGTTTTAGTTTCAGCTACAGGTTGTTCTTCAACTACAGCTTCAACCTTTTCTTCCTTTTCAGGCTTTGAAGAGTTTTCAACCTCAAAGTCTACTTTATCTTCTTTCTCAGTTTCTTTTTGTGAAGTATCTATTTCACTCCACTCTTCCTGAGTTTCTTTTTGTTCTTCCATTTTTATCTCCGTTGATGCGAACCAAACGATTACGCAAAGTTTAATGTTATAATAATACTATAATATAGTGTAACATACAAGACACTATTTTTTATTTAGCATTTTTTCTAATTTCTTAGCTTGTGCTGCATGTGTCTTTGATGCTTTTTTTAATCCAGCAATTACACCTTTTAATGTTTTATCATTCATTATTTATCCTTATTATATAGATTATCAAATGTTTTATTTACATCCATATAGTCATCATGAGACTCAGCAGTATGTTTATATTGAGAAGGTACAAAATCTGGAGCACCTTCACCTGCTGACCACATTGCAGGACTTGTAACTCTAACTCTATTATTAGGTAAAGCTACCATTGCACCTTTATATGGACCAGATGTTAAATGTAAAACATGTGATTGTTTATGTTGTGCAGGGTCATCTGCTACTGCACTGTCAGTGAAGTCAACTGTAAAATAATATTTACCAGTATAAAATTCACCATTTACTTTACACATCCAAGGACTTGAACTAATTCTATCCATCACTATAATACTATGATTATGACTAGGACAATCCCAAGGTTGAGCAAAGTGTGTTTCAATAGGTGGTGTCCATTCATCTAATGGTATGTCACCTATTAAACCTGTTATTGGCATACGTGCCCACATAGCACCACCATGTAAATTTTGTTCTTCAGCTTCACAACCTGTAAAAACAACTTGGAAACTTAGACATCTATCAGGCATACAATTAACTGCAATAGCTAACGCATGTATATATTCCCCATGATAAGCCTGATGATTATGAGTAAACTCCTTCCTTACCCAACACCTAAAAAAAGGTATATTGGATATAAGATGAGGCATATTTATTTTGGTCCACTAATAATTGGTACACCACCAGCTTTCATCATTTTAACTTTTTTGCCACCAGCCATTTTCATTTTAGATTTTTTTTTATGTTTCATTATTGCTCCTTTATAGATTGGTAATTATATAATATTCAATTGTTAGAAAACCCAATCCTAATATTCCAGCAATTGTCCATAAAATAATATTTTTTTTTCTTTTTGCTGCAGCTATTTTTTGTTTTAAAAAATCTGCTTGTCTTTTTCTTTCAACTGCAATTTCTTTTTGTAATCTTTCCCATTGACCAGGTGAACCATATAACAAAAACATTTGTCTCATTTCATCTCTAATTCTTTTTGCCTCTTCTTTTCTAAAATGTGCATCAATTGCATTTTGTTCAGCACCTGTAAGTTTACCAAATAACTTATTTAAACCTTTAGGTTTTTCACTTGACACAACTTGAAGACTTGCTTCTGCCTTTGCCCATTTTGCAACAGACCCTGACATATTCATTAAATCTTTACCTGTTTTAATACCCTGTGATATAGCTTCTGTAGCTCCCTTCAAAGCTGCAAAAGCTGTAAATGGGTCAATCATAATTTATCCCCTTTTTGTTTTTACTTTTTGTTTTCGCCCACTTGCACTAATAGGGTACCTAATAGAAGTTGGTTTAGGTCCTACATTAGTCTTTGCCCTTTTTCTTTTTACTGCTGCAGACTTTTGCCCTGCAGTCATTTTACTAGCAACTGCCTTTGGTCTACATACAGGATATTTTCTTTTTGATTTACTAGCTGATTTTCTTCCACATGGTTTACCTGTAGATATATCTACCCAATCTTCTTTAAACCATTTTTTAAGTCCACCACCTTTTTTCTTTTTCATCTATATCTCTTCAGGTCTTTTACCTTTTTGTTTTTTATATCTATCACTAAGTATACTTAGTTCGCTTTCGTCTATTCTCCATAACAGCACCACAACCTTTAGCAATTTTACCTTGTGGCTTACCCACTCTTTTACCTTTTGCCATGCTCTTTGCACTGCCTTTCCAATCTTTTCGCTTCTTACCACTAGGGTCTTTAATTTTTCCTGCACAGATTTTAGAAGCATACGCATTTGCATACGCACTAGGATAAACTTTAAATTTACGTTTCGCAGCATTTTTCCCCCTTGCACATAATTTAGTCATTGTTAATCTTTCTATATCCCCAACGATTCTCAGAACCATCATAGATACCTTTCATAGCCTTTGGTATTTTAATTAAAAGGTTACGAAATCTTATAATGTTTTTAGTTAGTTTCATATTACTCTCCTTCTTATTTTGATAAGTTATATGTCATATCTAAATTAGTAGGGTCATCAACTTTCATCATTACTTGGTCATCAAATAATAATAATAGTCGTACACCTTTATAATAAAGTTTTTGACCTGCATGTCTAGCATAACAAACATAGTCTCCTACGTCACACCATTTACCATTTGGAAATTTATCTTTATCTTCATAAGCTAAATCACCTATTGATAAAACTTTACCTACTGTAGTTAAATAAGCTACATCATCTTTAACTGAATCAGGTAATAATAAACCACCTTTAGTTTTACTTTTTACCGAAACAGGGCGAACCAATATGTGGTAGCCAGGCAAGTTAGGTAAAACTTCTGGGTCAGGTTTTTCTGCATCTTCAATCCAATCATTATTTTTAATAGCATTTTCTAATTTAGGTGTTCTCATCATCATCTCCATCAATCATATTTTTATAAACATTTTTAGTTATAGCTATAGCCATATTCAATCCAGTAATTGAACCTACCATTTGTTGATAACGAGGATAGTCTTCACAATTACCATCCCCTAATGATTTTTGAATTTGACTTATTTCCAGATTTAATTCCTTCTCAATCTCAGAAATAATTTTATGTATCATAGTTATTATTTAACTTTATAACTATCAGGTGGGTCTTGTCTTAGAATACCTTTTTTAGCACGAACTGAATATTCAGTGCTAGATATTTTAGACCAGTCACCATAACCTTGTCCTTGTTTAGGACCTTTAATTATTTCACTCATTCTATTCTCCTTTCATTTCTTCCTTAGCTAAGTCACCAAGTGTTTTTATAGTTTGAGTTGCAACTTTTGATTGTCTATTTTTCTGACCTTCAGTTTGTTTAAGAATTTGGTTAGCACCTTTTTCAATTGCTTTAATACCTTGTTCTTCTTCTTTGAGAGTCAGTTCTCTTTGTTTAACTGCTAAGTCAGCAGCTTCTTGTAAGGCTTCAAGACCAAGTTTTTCTTTCTCAATATCAAGCCTTTGTTTCTCAAGTTCAACCATTTGTTGTTCAGGTGATTGTAGTACACCCATTGCTTGGTTGGCTTGTGAAATCTGTTGGGCAGCTTGAGCCTGAACTTGTTGTAATGTTGCAGGGTCAGTAGCCACTCCTGATACCATTCCATTAATTTGTTCTTGGTATCTCATAATCATATGTTCTTTTATATTTGCTTCAAGCACTGGTCTTACCTTTTGCATAATTGGACTACCACCATTCATTGGGTCAGTTAAATATGCAGTCTTAACTGTAACATGAGCCATATGGTCTTGTCCAGGAAATGCAGCTATTGGCATACCTTTTACTGCTGCCTGTATATCTGATACAGGGTCAAGTGCTTGTGGCTGTATTTGTGGTGGAAGTATAGCTTCCAAGTTAGGCATATTTGCAGCTTGTAATATTGTTCTATGTAATGCCTGTATATTATAAGTTCCTGGTGGTGCTTGACTGGCTAACTGAAGAGCCAACTGTGAAAGCATTAATCTATGAGCACTTGAAGGTATGTTAGGGTCACTTACAGGAATGACATCTATCTTACCATCAAAGTCCATTTTTAATATGGTTGGACTTGCACCAGGAACCTCGTAAGGATATGAGTCAGGTAAAGACTCAAAATTTATTCTTGCTAATATTTTAAATTCTTCTTTTTGTGAATAATGTAATCGTTTATGTATTGCACTAAAAAATTTACTTGATGCTTCTAACAATGCCATAGTAGTTCCTACTGGACCATAGTTAGTTGAATCATTAATTACTTGTTCTGTACTGTCAGCAAACTTCTGTCCTGCACCTGCAATAAAACCTAACATCTGATATAATGTATTGGAAGGTTCTTTATAAGGTAGAGGTACAATTGCTCTTGCTAAATCTACACCTGTAGCTTCTACGTCTCTAAATTCACCAGGAGCTAGAGGCTCATTATCACCTACAACTTTAACTCCTTTAGCTTTAAAACCTGCAGGTAATGTTGCAAACTGACCAGAGTCAACTAAGTTTCTCATAGCTGCAGTTGCAGTCATTGTAAGATTACCTAAGAAATGTATTAGACCTAAACCATAGAAACCAAAACCTGGAACAAACTTATAATGTGTAAAGAACATTTTCTTTTGTTTAGTTGGGTCATCTTCATTATAGTTTCTTCTAATAGATAAAACTTTTTTTGAACTTTCTTCAACTGTTACAATATAAGGTAAACCAATACCACTGTCATCTAAATCTAAATAACAATGTTGTTCTAATAAAACATATTGAGGGTCAGAGTCAGCAGGTATAGATGTACCCATAATCTCATCAACCTTCATTGACATTGATGTTTGTTCTATTGGTTGTGCTTCAGGTAAATCCATATCTTCATAAACACCTGCATCAATTTCTTTAGCTAAGTCATTTGGATTACGTAATATAACATGTGTATATCTATCTGCCTTCATTAAATCTGAAGCATGATAAGATACATAAAACTGGTCAATAGGTACAAACTCTGAACATGGTCTGTCTAATGATGCATCATAATAAATCTTTTTAAATGCTGAACCAATAATAGGTAAATGAAACAACATTCTTTCAAACTCATGAAAGTATTCAGGCATCATATCAGTTAACTGATAATTCATAAATTGTTTTACACGAGATGCTTGTTGTTGTTTTTCTACAGTCTCAGTTCCAATTATCTGAGCCATTACTGGTCCACCTGCAGGAAATAATTCCTGAGAAGCTTTAGATTGAAACTTCACTGCTGACTCTATTAAGAGTGGATGAACTGCAGTACATGCACCTTCAAATGGTTCTGAAGTTTCTTTTAATTTTAATCCTAATAAATCAAAACCTCTTTGGAAAGTTTCTTCCCATTCTTGTCTTGATTCTTTATCTGATTCGTACTTATCATAAACGTCTGCACCAATCTCTTGTAATCGTTCTTCATCAATAGTTGGAACTAAATTATCATAGTGACCTCCTGGCATACCTTCTTCAGGCATAATAGCAGGATTACCCATTAGGTCAACTACTGCTGACCCATCTTCCATCATTGCCACACTTTCATCAGGAAGAGGTTCGTTAACTATTTCTTCAACTAGTTTTTCTTCTTCGTCTAACTCTGGTGCTTTATCAAATGGATTTTTTTCAGTTGGCATTATATAGTCCTTTGTGTGTTATAATTTTTATAATAATCTCTCATGACACTTCCACCTTTTTTCTTTTTTATAATATTATTTATATATAGTCTTGGATTAATTTCATCAGAATAAGGCATCCTATCTTTAACACTTTGAAATGTTCTTTTAAAATCTTTTGTTTGTTTTAATAATTTTTTTGCTTCTTCTTCTGAAGTAGCTTTAATTGTAGCCATTCCTCTATCTTCAAGTTTAAAAGGTCTTTCTCCTGGAGATTGTAGTTTAGGTCCTACTAATTTAAAACTTATATTATATTCATTTAAATCATCAGTTTTATTTAAAACTTTAAGACCACCAGGATAAAATTTATCAATTACTTTAGCTTGTAATTCATCATTAGTTATTAAATTTTCATCTTTTTGTTTTAAAAAACTATTTATTGTTTTTTGGTCATTTGATGATAAAGGTTTTCCTTTAAGTTTTTCAATAATTTTTTTTGAATTATTTTTACTTATATTACTTACAAGTTTAAAAATTGATGCTGCTGACATTATATAGTCCTTTGTGTGTTATAATTATATGTATTCTTTTCAACCATTCCCCCTGTTTTCATATTTACTATTCTATCGTAAACAACATGTTCTTTACCTCTAACTGATATTGTTCCAACAGGTTCTCCTAATTCTACAAAACCTTTCATTGTTGGTCTTAGTCTGGGTTCTGATTTAGACTCAGCATATCTTGATAAATTTACACCTTTAGGAAAATCAGCTTTTAATGCATAATAATGTTTACCTTTATTCTCAACAGAAACTAAAGTTGGAACTTCTTCAAAACCTTTTGGAGCATCTATCCATTTCCATCCTGCTTTCTTTTTAAATAAATTTGTTTTTATTTTTGTTGCTCCTTTAACATCAGGACTTCCAACAATATCAGCTTCAATAGGACTAGCTTTAAAATTTGGCTTTCCATCTTCACTAATAGATATAGTTGCATCTTTTAAATTTTTATTAGTTAAAGATTCTTTTGTTACAGGGTTTAAATATTTTCCTCCTTTTTCATATTCTACATCTTTTAAAAAAGGTTTAAAATCTTTACTTGTTCTATCTAACATTCTTTGAGGAACTGGAAAAACATTAATTCTTTCAGCTACAGATTCTAAACCTTCTTTAACAGGAGTAGTAGTTATCCCTCTAGTCGTAGGAATAGCTTTAGCTGATTGTAACTTTAATAAATTAAATAATCCTCTGGGTAACATAATTTTCTTTCACAGTTATTAATTTTATATTATATACTTAAAACTTCCAGTATGCAACC